TTCAGGTGGCGGAGGTGGAATAAAAGGTTCAGGCTCAGGTTCAGGTGGTGGAGGTAATGTTGTAGTAGTAGTTGTTGGTTGAATGTACTTGAATGATATGTCATCAAGCAAAGACCAATCATTAATTGTAATTGTAAAACTTTCTATAAATGTTTCTAGTGTATCGTATATATTGTAAACAACATCCTCAAACATATTTTCTATATCTGTATTGTCTTGACCCTCTAAAACATTTACTTGTGTTGTTTCATCAGTATGTGTGTATGTAACTGTGCCATCATTATTTAATGCACCAATCCTAAAACCAACTTCGTATATATCTATTTCTAACTCCTCTTCATCTACTGTTGTAGTTTCAGGTAATGTAAATGTGTAGTCGTTACTATCGTTACCATGTTGAAAGTAATGTAGGTTCATGTGAAAGTCTGTCATACCACAGCAAGACCAGTTACCATTACTATGCTTGTCATCTATCTGTATGTTATTCTCTACCTCATTACCTTGACTATTTAGCTCATCTTCAGGTAACTCTATATCTGTAGATTGTTCCCACTCAGGAATAGTTGTAGTAGTTGTGGTCGTTTCAGTAGTTTCTTCTTCTACCTCTTCCTCTAAAGGACCATCAAAAGTTTCTACTTCTTCGACTTCTCCTGGGATAGTAGTAGTAGTAGTATCAGGTACAGTAGTGGTAGTAGTAGTTGTAGTATTATCTGTATCATTTGCTAAAGCTGATAAAGGCACAGCGATAAGTGATAATACTAACCACCATTGCAGCAACCATGTCCGCAGCATTCCATTATTCCTCCTACATTAGGGCGTTGACTAACACCACCAATGCAGACCCTGCTACAAGCCAACCGCTTAGTTCTTGTCTTGAAATTTTTGTGTTTACTTTTTCGTGAAGTAAATCTATTCTTTCGTTT